TTCAGGCTGTTGTAGTTGTAGATGTTAATCTAGCCGCGGCAGATCGAGATTCAAATTCTGGTCAAACAGTGCATAGAAAGTATAAAGGGGCACAACAATCACTGGCCGAGCACTTGAGAAAGCGCCAATTAGGGTACATTTAATAGTAGCTTAACTTTTAATCCCGTATATGAATTATCTTGTATAAACTTATACGGGATTTCGTTTATACCTAGCCCTAAAGCCATATCGTTAAAATCTTTAAATCTAGTACCATACTTCTCCGGCCATACAAACACTTTTTGGCCTTGCTCTGCGAGCTTTAGTGTCTTTGTCTTACTCGCTGTATCTTGATGTTGTGAATCCAGTACCCATATTTTTTCATGTAGAGGAAATTGTTGTATCTGCTGTCGTTGTGTATCGTTAAAGCATGATTCGCTATTTTCTTGAATACCTGCCACGCCAATCCCATTCTGAACAAAGCATGCATCAATTGGACCTTCGAATATAAATATCGCATCTAGTTCTTCGCTAATATTATTAATATTAAATAGTGATTTATCGCCACCAATTTTAGACATATATTTTGGAAGCTTTTCGCTTGAAAATACTGTTCTGCTTTGATAGAAAACAATATCATCAGAAGTGTCATAGAATGGTATTATTAACCGACTTTTATGAGTATAGTCTGCTACGCTAACCCATAATGTTTTCGGTTTATTAATTGCTGTAAACAGGCCTCGACGTTTCGCATATTGTCTAACTCCCATAACATCACCATTATCCATATGATATTCGATTTGGTTTGTATCGTATATGTTAATACTATCTTTAGGCAGTGTATGTTCGGGTAGTGACGTAAAAGCGTTATCCCGTGTATCGTCTATAAGTTGCGGTATAACATCATAGTCTTTTGCTTCTTCTAGAATTTCATTATATGATATACCGTCAACATGCTGTATGAACTTGGTAGGTTCCCCCGACCAACCGCAATTGTGACAATACAGGTAGTTATCCTGTATCATATAATATAATCGGCGCTTTCGGCCCCAGCTCTTTCCTTCTCTGCATATAGGGCAACCACCTTCAATAATAGTACCACCGTGCTTTGTCTTTGGATACCCAGCTAGCTGGTGAAATTTCTGAATTAGATACTCTCGCGGAATAACCACACTGGTATTATATAATGTTTAATGAAATAAACAAGATTATTTTTCTGGCGCTACTTTTGGCTCAATCTTGACTGTGCCTTTTGTGATAAATTGGCCAGTTCGCGGGCAATACCACCAAGCTTCAGTCACTACCTGATCTTTATAATCGACAGTCTTTAATTTCGGTGTAGAAAACTCGCCCGAAAACGGTGACATTATTCTTTTAGGTGTTACGAAGTCCATTTTATATACTTATGTATTTGACACATGTTTACTAGGTACATTACTAGCGGTCCCCGGGTTATTCTTCAACTTAGTGTATTGTTGTTTACACACCTCGTGCACATCAAGAGGCAGTGATTCTACCCTGTCTAGAACCCCAGCATCTAGCCCGGATTCAAACTCATTTATCGGAATATGCCGGATTTGTAAATCCGGTAATGAAAGAAAAACGCATATGTTGCCTAGTTTTTCCATATAAACGAAAAATTCACCTTTGTACCGGCCATCAGCTACAGCATACATAGATCTTGATTCTTGTCTATGTAAGAGTCTCTTTATACCACTTAACAGTCTGTTCCAAACCTTCATTAAACTTACTTTTACCGTATTGCAATGTCCAGATATCTTCATCAGGAGTCTCGCCTACAGTAACTAATTGTTCGAATTTTGAGCAATCAATCGAATATCTAAAATCATGGCCAGCTCTATCCTTGACAAATTTAATTAATTTCGCCGGTCGACCAACGATTTTCAAAATTCGCTTTACTAAATCTAGATTCTTAACCTCGACCCCAGATCCAATATTGTATATATCACCGGTCTGACCATGATCAAATACAGCTTTAATGGCTGTGCAATGGTCGAATACATGTATCCATTCCCTCACATTAACACCTTTCCCGTATACAGGTATAGTAACATTGTTTAATGCATTACATATGACCTTTGGTATTAATTTTTCGCTGTCCTGCCGCGGGCCATAATTATTACAGCATCGAGTTGTAACAACATTTAGCCCGTATGTCTTATGAAATGACCGGACTAGCAAATCGGCTGACGCTTTAGTTGCTGAATATACATTATTAGGATCTAGTCGCATGCCCTCTGTAAACGAAGGTCCATTCTCTGTTAATGCACCATACACTTCGTCAGTTGACACCTGTAAAAATCGAGGTATATTATGCTTAAGACATTTCTCTAATAGATTAAAGGTGCCTACGACATTAGCATCTACAAAGATGCGAGGACCAGCAATGCTATTGTCTACATGACTTTCAGCTGCAAAATGAAATATGCCATTAACTTCATTATGTTCGAGTATTTTATCTAAAGCGTCGCACCCAATCGCAAGATCACACTTATATACTCTAACTTGACCGCTGCTATAATGCTCGAGATCAATATTAGACTCATTCGCAGCATACGTCATCTTGTCGATAACAAATACAGTACTGTCAGTAGTATCGCAAAGATAATTTACAAAATTACTACCTATAAACCCACATCCACCTGTAACTACATAACTCATGTATATTGCGACACTTGATACTTATCTCTAAGATATCGTTTATATTGGCATGATGGCATTTCTCTAATTAACGAGTAAAATTCTTCTTCGTTAATACACAGCATCTTATATGCAACTTCTTCAATACAACCAATTAGTTGGCCTGTTCTAGATTGAATAGATTTAATAAACATAGCAGCTTCAAACATTGCATCGGCATTACCGGTATCAAACCATGCGGCATTGTCTCTAAGAAGTTTAACATTGAGTTTTCTATCTTCAATATAGGAATTATTAAGGTCAGTAATTTCAAGCTCACCGCGGTGGGATGGCTTTAAAGCACGTGCACGCTCTACGGCAGTATTATCATAGAAATACAAACCTGGTACTGCATAATTTGACTTTGGCTCATCAGGTTTCTCTTCAATACTGTTAACTATTACTTTTCCACTATACCGATCATCACGCTCTTTAAAATCAACGACGCCATAATCTCCGGGATTTGATACACGGTAGCCAAATACCCAATTTGTATTCATCTTGGTGATATACATCAAGTCTCTGTAAAAATCTTCGCCATAGAAAATATTATCACCTAATGCTAGTGCAGATGGCTCATCTTGTAAAAACCCGACATTTTCAGCGATCAAAAATGCATCAGCAAGACCGCGAGGTTGATCCTGTGCTGCATATGTAATATTCAATCCCCACCGGTCACCGGCTCCTAACAGCTGTACAAAGCTCTTTAACTGATCGGGGCTAGATATGATTAATATATCTTTAATAGCCGCTGACATAAGTGTCGACAGCGGGTAGTAGATCATTGGCTTGTCGTACACAGGCAATAATTGCTTGTTAACTACATTTGTCATTGGGTGGAGTCTTGAACCTGACCCACCTGCTAAAATTATACCTTTTCTGTAACCTGACATGCTGTCCTCTCGTTTAATCTCGATATGCAATGTTTCAGCGAATCTACTACATTAGGCATATCGAATTTGCCTTTTGTCTTTAATTTACCACCGCTTAACGTACAGTTTGACCGAGCCGCCTTAAGATCTAAATCCTCAATAGGTACCACTTTCCAGTTTCTATTATGCATACCACCTTCAGTGAGCCATTTAATAACTTGTTCACCAGTAACAGCGCCGTTATTGACTATATTGTAAGTCCCTTGTGGTAAGGTATTGCGATGTACACAAAAATGCTCAATAGCTTTACACAGATCGTATATGCAAGTAAGGCTGTTGGGGAAGCTGATAATATTATCATATTTGAGATACTTGTTTAATATATTCTTTCGATGCCCGGTGCCACAAAATGGCATTCGTATTCTAAAAATAAATCCTTCCATATTTTTTAGCGCCAATTCACCAGCATGTTTCGATTTACTATAAAAACTGCTGTGATCAGTATACAACCCTAAGTTAGGCATACACTTTTCATCAAAAAATTCAGTTCCTTCATATATGCAGCCGCTTGAAATATGAATCATAGGAATTTTGAATAGGTTTAGCGTTTCGGCGGTTCTAACAGGTGCTGTAACGTTATACTCCCAACACTTCCACTTCTCATCTTCGCACCCATCTACATTAGGGTAACCGGTATAACCGGAACAATTGACTGCAACATCAAACCGCTTATCATGGAGATAGCTCTTGAGATCTATTGAATTGTAATCTACTTTAGTGTAGGTGTAGTCAACCTGCTTTTGAGTTATCTGATCAACATCATGATATCTCTGCAGATGATTTAATAAATGGTTGCCTATATAACCACCACCTAATACTAGAACATTCATATTATTATTAACTAAGCTTACTCAAAAGATCCAGGTGGAGGGGGCGGAAATTTACTGTAACAATCAAATATATATCTTTGTAATGATGTGCTAAGTGAGTCCATGTCTTTTTGAGATTTGGCGCATGTTATATTTACCGGCTCGCCAGTAACCGTATATCCAATTAGAATAAAATTGGAGAGATATTCTTCAACATGACTACACATAGCTTTCATATGCTGTCTATGTATAACACTTCTGGGATCCTCGTCATGCTGCGCAAAGAAAGCGGAAAGACTTCGTACTGCCATTGGGTCCAATAAATCAGAACGCTCCTTTTCTGGCTTTTTCGGTACCGGTTTTTTCTTCCGATGTACCGGTTTTTTAGCTGTCTTTTTTGGCTTGGAGGGCTTTGTCGGCTTTTTGTTTTCTTTGTCTTCCATCTATAGTATTTAGCTCTTTCGCCTCTACCTTAAACTGCAATAAATGGGAAACAATAACCTCCATAGAATCTGTATTGATATGATAATTTTTAGGAAATTTCCGGCCCCCGTCGTTAAATTCAAACAGACCACGGTATGGCCACTCGCCATTATCATAGCATGTAATGAATAGAGAATCGTCTTCCGGGTTTACAACAACAGACCATCTTCGCGGATCGGTGTCACCGTACCTGTAATATTCACGGACCACCCAAAATCCCGAATCTCTTAACCTCTTAATAAAATATCCTTTAGTAGTTACGTTATTTTTTGCCATTACTTTATTAATCCTGAAATTATATAAGTTAGTTTAATGTCATTGTTATTAATCTCAAACATCATAACATTCAACTCTGAATTAATATGCGCAGTGACGATATCACATCTAGTACCCAGCAAAAGTCTAACAGTCTCCAGACTTATAGGAAGAGGTGAACTAATAGGAAGACCTTTGTAACCTGTGCACATTTTTATAGAGATACTATCTACATTATGAGCTTCACTATTACCAATCTCGGCATATACATCATCATCCTTAGTGGATATGTATACCTTGTTTACATCAATCGTAAATGATGAGCTTTTAATCAAATTAACAATAGATTGATATGGTAGTGACAGTGATGTATCGTATTGAATGTTCTTAATTTTATCAACACTAACAGCAGGTATTGATATAATACCATCTTCTAATAGATGATATTTAAACCGGACATCACTAGATGAATATTGTATATAATTTTCTTTTAGAGTTAACGAAATATTGTCTTTATCGATGCATTGCAAAATCCGGTACAACCGGGAAATATCCGGCAGATTTATAGATATATCATCGGTGTCCAGTTCGACCGTATATTGTGCATATAATATAGCAGTATTGTCAGCAGCGGACAGCAGTGCAGACATACCTTTGTTCGATAATTTTAAAACGCAACTGTTATTTATCTTGCTGACAGGGTTGAGAAACTGAGAGATAAACCTGTCTTTATTATCTATTTGAATTACCATCGAGCTTTAGTGTAATCTGTCTTACTTTATCTTTCAACCCTCTTTGTATAAAAGATTCCATTTTCTTATCAAGAGTTGTCAGGTTAGTTATCAGGTCGGTAAATTTATCAAGCTTAGCTTCAATCCTATCCAGCTGCTCCTTAACTTCCGGCGGCGTTGCTGCTTGAAGGACGACCGGCTGCTGTACCGGTTGGTGTACCGGTTGCTGTACCGGTAATTGCATCGGAGTTAGATCTCCTGGTGATATCGGTAAAGGTGTAGAAGGCGAGGGTGGGGGCATTCCACCCGCCGCCTGTTGGTGTAACATCTGCTCCTTTAGTACAGCGCTAGGGTTCCAATTGTCCTGTGACTTTTGCAAATTGGCAGATCCAGAAACAATCTGCTCATCAATATTTGCTAGCCCGGCATTAGTCATGCCCACTAAGTGCGCCAGAGCCTCAGTATCATTAGTTTCCTTAAAGCTGTCGCCATCCATATTAGTCTCCTAGTCCTTCTAGCAATTCCTTGACCTTATCATCGTCTAGCGGGTCATCACCACTCTTAGTAGTGTCAGGTTTATCTTCCTGTGTACTGGTAGTCTCTTCAGGTTTCCATCCATCATCTACTGTAGGAACTTTACAGTGGAAATGCTCATCAAGAACCTTCTTGAGCTCGTCGTATGTTTTAACCGGAAAAACCGTATCTAGTGCGATTTTACTTCCTAAAATTTCCTCCGTTCGATCATCATCCATCCCCTTGATCTTAGTTGGCGATGAAAATCGAGAAGAAACATATGTCGGGTAATCACCTTGCCGCTCTACTTTAATCTTTAAGCTGCAGCCATTTTCAGATAGATCGAAAATACGAGCACCAAACTCATCTGCATCTTCTCCATCAATAGCTTCAGTAATAATCTTGTGTAGTTGTTTTCCGAATCGTAAAAGTTTTACTTTACCGTTATTGTCAGGATTCTTAGGATCGTTAATAACGTAGATATTCGCCAACCAATTCTCGCGGCGAATAACCTTACTGGCCTTTGCCTTCTCTTCCTCTGTGCCGTGCTTATACAGCGTATATCGAGTTTCAGCGATGGGATCCTTATCGCCCCATGTTTGTGGGCTAACATGGCTCATAAATTGGCCGGTTGAAAAGCTCTCCCATGCATGGGTATAATAATGGAAGAATGTATCCTTTGGATCTTCTAAATTCGGAAGGATTCTCACTGTATATACATTACCAACCTCGCATTTGAGGATGTCTCTGTATCTGTTATTTTGTTCTGGTTCTTTGGTTAGCGCACTCTTAATCTGTGCGAACATATCGTTGGTTACTGTTGTCATAATTTTATGTATTATAGTGTATCTTTATTAATTGTGCAATAGGTTTTTTATTTTATCCAAACCCTGTTCAGCTATGCACTTAGCTCTATTAGAATTATAGTATACAATCTTACGAGATGCAAGCTCATTCATGAAATTTTCTCCTAGAGTAAATTTTAGTCTAGAGTTAGAATATTCATTTAACCGGCGCTCAAAATTTTCAAATGCAAATAATGTGTATATTGAAGTTTGGCGCTGTCTAAGATGCTCTATGAATACATATAAATCACCACTATCCTTACGATCAAGATATTCATGTATTGGTATATTGTTTGTTCTACAATAATGTAATATGAATTTTAATGACTGTATGATAAATTGTATCTGAGAATCGCTATCAGCTGGATCGTTTTCGCGTTGGGTCTGGTATATACTATACATTCGTATAGCTTTGGGACTAATATAAAACTTTAAATTAAAATAATCTTCTTTACCGTCTGGATATACCTCATATGGGGCAGCGAAAAATGACTCAACTTTAATATGAGGGAATCTGCTAAAAAACAATCCCAATCGCATAACATACCCGTAATCTGGATTTTCTTCGAACTTATCAAAATTTTTTCTCAGCTTAAACGGTAAGCCCTTACTAGATCTGCTCACCCTTAGAAATGTATTATATACATGTTGCTCGAACTGGGTCATTTATTTTTTATTCTTGTTATCTGATCTAGCATTTAAATACTTTTTAATATATTTGCTCTTATGAAGTGCTGTATCATATTCTAGAAACAATTTTAGTGCTTCGTATTCATGATCAAGCTCGCATATATTCATATACAATTCTTTTATAGCTGGATCCTTTAAAACTAACAAGAATATATTAGCTAAGTTTAACTTCTTATTATGTAAGATGCAAATTAGAGAACAGAACGTCAAAAAATGCGCTTTGTATTCTCTATCACATATTGCAGCGCTTGGATCCATACACAGTGATTCTTTGTTAGCTAATAGGTTCATTATAATGGTTTAAATAGTTTAGATAAGGACATAAATGTTTCAGTTAGTGAGCCACCGGCTGCATACTTATGGCCTCCGCCATTTGCCACCGTTCTGGCTAGTTTTGATATATCTAAATCAATATTCTTATTCTTCCGAAAGCTTACTTTTTTGGTTTGTAGATTAACAACCAACCCTATATCAGCGTCTGTAGTATTAATAATATGATGAGCTACATCGTTAATATACTTACTAGCAAACGTTGATACTGTTTTATATTTTTTACCTCCAATCGGAAGATCGGCTACGAATATATCTAACGCTGATAGGGTCTGTTGTATGCCTTGTTTATAAAATCGTATTACTTTATTTTGTTTGTCAGTAAATCCGGAAAAGCCGGATTTAAAATCGGATACAAATTTCTGTACCCGGTCTCCTTGGTAATTCCAAAACAACAAATTTAATTCATGTGACCCTTTTAAGTTAAGCTTGTAGCTATCATAATCATCAACAAGTAGCATTAAATGCTTTTGTTCATCGGTTAGTTTAATATCAGACTGTTTATGGAGTAGATTGTATATATGTCTACTGCAACTAGTCTCCTCCTTTATAAAATGCTTGGCTATATTATACTTGTGCTTATTTTCAACATGAGTGCTATGATGATCGATTATAACAACATTGTCGATATCAACCAAGTCGATACTATCCTGTGATATATCTAAGTCCAGTATATAGATATTGCTATATTTAGACGACTTTCGAAATGACAGCCATTTAGTAAACGAGCTATTAAAGTCACTAACTCCAGTAGCAATATACGGTATGTGCTTATTATTGTTAAACCACAGAAATAATAGGTATGACATTGCACCGTCTAGATCCATGTCTGTATATATGAATTTATTCTTATAGGCCATACCACATCTATTTAAAGAACACTAGGCCAAATACAACTAGTTATCATTGAATGCTCCAAATGCTTCGTCGAACTCGTTAGCTTCTTCTGTATCAATAATTTGTTGTGTTTGGGATAATGTCAGTGTTGTATAGTCTATCGCCATTGTACATGAACCATAATTTTGACCATACCTGTTTTTTACCATACCGAGTCGTATAACGCCTAGTTCATTATCTCCCTCGTCTTGCCATATGCTCATAATACAGTCTGCAGTTGCAGCTAAACCTATACTCTCACTAATATTTTCAACACCAGGGTTTTGTTCATTTAAGCCAGCTCGGTTGACCTGAGTTGCTGTCACGAACGGGCAATTATATACGTACGACAGTGCTCTAATCTGTTCTGAAGCGTGCTTGACTCGCTCATATGAATTATTGCCAATAGAGCAATGTAATAGATTTATATAGTCTAGAATAACGATATCAGGATTAATTCCTTTATGTATTAATTTCTGAAGGTATCCGCTAACCTGGCTAGCCGTAATAGCATTAGGTGGAAATTCTTTTATTATAAGCTTGGCATCAGGATGTGATTCTTTGTACGTAGTAACCTTCTCTTTAACGAGATCAGCGCTTGGACATAAATCGTATATAGGTATCTTGCTTATGTTAGCTGATATTCGCTTTGCATACATCAACTCAGACATCTCCAGGGATATTAATACTACTGTCTTACCCTGTCGTGCAATGTTACAGCCGATATTGCCTAGAAAGATAGACTTACCAATGTTAGTTGCACCAGCAAACAGATACAAGCTCCGTCCGTGTTCTAAAAATCCACCGCCTAATTTTCGATCTAGCCATTCCCACGTTGACGGAATATATTTGTCTTCTTCTTTTATGTCTTCAATATGCCTATCAATCTCCGAAAAGAATTCTAATCCAAGATCGCTCGACAGATCAATATTGCACGACGCTTCAAAACTATTTAATATCTTAGCAGTATCAACATTACCTTTATCACAATCATCAACTACGTCTAGCATCGTATTGTAAACTGCCTTCTCTTTTAAAAACCTTTCCGTATTTTCGTACAGTTCATCCTTATTAAATTTCCTGTCAATATCCTTGAACTGGTTAATAATATCTCTAAATGAGTCTTTGAGATCGCTAGTATCTAGTTGAGTTTTTATTTCAGTAATAGTCGGTGGTACACCTCTCTCTACAAAAAACGTCTCAACAATGTTGACAATTTTGCTTATGTTTTTTTCTTTAAAGAATCTAGGTTGTAATACGTCGATGACTGATCCTAGATATTCAGAATCAGTTAGCATGTTGTATATTACAACTATTTCAAAGAAATCGTTATTTAGTTTTTTTGCCATTTATTTAAAAAATATTTCTCACTATCTATGAAATCTTGGCCAGGTTGATCTAATCCTGGGCTCTTATGTATTACCCAAATTGGCCATGTAGTTAATTTTAGCTTATGCTTGTTCGCATTCAAGCAAAAATCTATATCATAGTGATGGGCAATTGCTGGCAGGTCTTCGTCAAATTTAACTTCTGGCTTTAAGCTGGCAACCTTAATAGCTAAAAATACTCCGTCTAATACAAGACATCTAGCCGGAGTCGGTCCGAAATTTGTCATGAATATTTGTTTGTCGTTAGCTGGATGTGCAACAGCACCAGACCAATCTTCCTGTTTAGCCATTACATGCCACAATGCAGGCTGTTTCATTTCAACTTGCTTAGCTCCTGCAAGGCCTACAATATCATATTCCCTAAATGCTTCTTGCACCTTTTCTGACCATCGATGGTCATCCACTTGAACATCATCATGCATCAGAACAACACAATCATACCCTTCATCAACTCCCATCTCAAGAACTTTATTGTAATGCTTGCCTATATTCTCTTTGTTGAGTGTTTTTACTACTGCATCTTCAAATGCACCTTCATAAAACTCATAATCATTATTACCTGCATGCTTAAAACCTTGTAGCATTGAAGCATACGTCGGGGTCATTTCAAAATTGTCCCTACTGTGCTTTGTACAAACGCCGATTAAGGTTTTCATAGAATAAAGAACGGGGACCCTTGTGGATGGAAGTGACCTACCTTTTCAATTTTTGATTTTTGAATTGGATCTGCGTCATAGAACACTCTGTAAATAGCGTGATCATCTAATGCTTTCATATCTTCGTGTCGGCCCGCATGTGTAGAGGAAAAGTCGCCAGTCTTGTAGTTAACAAATAACGTACTACCACTTCTGATTAGATATACATGATTCGTAAAAGTATTATGGACCCAGCAACTAAAAGTACCTTCTAGCTTCTCACACACAGCTTTGATGGCTAGTTCTTCTCGTTGGAATGGAAAAAGCCCATCGTCTCGATCTTCATCGTGGTAGTACCACATCATAGCTGGAATAACAGCACTGTCAACCGGGTTTGGATCTACTCCATACTCTTCAGCTAATACTTTACTGTTTGAAAGGATACCATTATGTGCGACATGCCATGTGAGGTACTTAAATGGGTGACTTGTTTCAGGATCAAAATCTCTTTGAGCACTGGTAGGGGCTTGAGTATGTCCCATATAATATTGTCGCCCTGGTTTGTCTTCGAGCTGAAAAGAGTCCCCTTCTGTTCTTTGAATCTCAGACACTTCTTCTCTGTGTATGTACATACCACCATAAGCAAAACTACCCCTATCTTTATTTAATTCATAGAGAGTCTTAAATCGCTCCGAATCCGTACTACCAAATATTCCGCACATTATCTCTTTGCTGTAAACACCATTGCATCCATATATGCAAGCTCATTATCATTTATAGGTTGAATTGATCTACCGTTGTGCCATAGATGGCTGTCATCAACGATAACCATTGTACCTGAGTCTATAACTGCTGTTAGAAATGGTTTCTCTGTCTTGCTTGTAGATAATAATACCTCACCACCAATGATATTGCAACGATCAATTCCAATAATTGCAATACAGTCGTATCCGTCCTGGTGCCAGCCCTCTGGAGACAGCTGCGTTGCACCTCCTCGGCATATAACTCTCATTTGATGTATATCAATTTCGTGATCATCAGGCAATGAACATGCATTATAAAATGCAGTTACCATTTCACGCATAGCATCACTCTCTATAACATCTTTATCGATAGGATCAAACTTGCGTGACATTCCGCCCTGATGCTTATTGTATTTCTCGCTTTGTGTAAATGTATCGATGTCTAGTTGTTCGATACGCCAAACCCCGCAAAGCGGCTGGCTAGCGCTAACTTTCGAATATTTTCGAAGCCTGTACTTCCCGTCTGCATGATCTGTTTCCGGCAATTCACCGAACGAGGTTTTAATTTCATCCATTAATTCTGAATCAACCTTTATGATTTGTAATATTGTATTAGCCATTTTTCTTTAATGTCTTCAAATCGTGTCCATCTTCCTTCTTAATCCCTTTTATAATAAGATCTAGTACATACTTTCCAAGACCTTTTTTAGTAACTCGTTTGCGGCCTTTTTGTTTTTTATACATTTCATCAAACGCTTTGTTTGTGTCAAAGGTCATCGTGCAGTCACCGTTTGGTTGGTCCTTCATCTCAACAATATAGATTTGCGGGAAGTCACTCGCCATGACTTGTTCAAACGTGTAATCGTTTAGTTTAACTTTATTTTTTGTCTTCATGCCAATCTTCAAATTTAACAGTCGAGGCGTCTATTACTTCATGCTTTTCAATGTCTTTCATTATCATTTCTAGCTGAGACTTAATATCTTCCACTGTTAGTCCATGGATGGTAATTGGGTCTTCAGTATAGCCGTTGATGCCACCATTATCATGATAGAATACTTCATGAACGCTATGCCATACAGCATCGCCTTTCTCGTGTTTAACTATTCTATTGTTCCACATTAATTATTTTTTCCAAATACTTCGTTTGATTGTTGTGTTACTCTGACAAATGTTGTACATTTAGGCATGTGCCTAATTGCGCTAGCACCAATATAGGTACATGCGCTTCTTAAGCCACCTAGAATGTTGTAGATTGTGTCTCTGGCCGGTCCTTTATAAGGTACATTGACCGTCTTACCTTCTGAGCTTCTATAATTTGCAACCCCGCCGCTATATTTGTTCATAGCAGTGTCGGAGCTCATTCCGTAGAATTGTTTGAATCTTTGTCCATCCTCTTCAACGACTTCCCCAGAACACTCATCATGACCAGCG